CCCGAACGGAACGCTCAATTGGACGCCAATGCCACGCGGATACAAGCCGGAGGGAGCCGTATGATTCACAAGACGATGATCGCCAGCGCGAAGGCCGTAGACGAGGCCGAGGGGATAGTCGAGGCGTACACGAACACGATGGGCGTGGTCGATGCCGATGGCGACATCGTCGAGTCGACCGCCTTCAACGCCTCAATTGCGGATAACCTCCCGATCCCCGTGCTGTCCGGTCACGACCAGGGCAAGCTCGTCGGGAAGGTCATATTCGCCCAGCCCCGGCATATCGAGAACGACGAGTACCGGCTATTCACTCGGATGCAGTTCAACATGGACACCGAGGCGGGCCGGGATGCGTTCTCCAACGTGGCCGGCGACTTCGTCCGCGAGTGGTCTATCGGCTTCAACATCCCGAAAGAGTCCGACGTTGAACAGGAGGGCAGCGACGTCTCGACGGTCATCCGGCGCATCGGGAACCTTGACTGGGTCGAGGTCTCGTCGGTGATCCGCGGGTCGTCTCCGTCCACCGTGACAGTCGCGGCCAAGTCGTCACCGGTAACGGATGAGAAGGGCGCGATCCCGTCCCACCTGACCGCCTGGGTCGAGGACGCCTGGGACGGTCAACTGATGCGTGGCCGGATCAAGGGCGGAGCGGCCATCCTCCGGGCGTCTCACGCCTGGGTCGACTCTGACGGTGATCCCGAACTTAAGTCGAGCTACAAATATCTACATCACCATATCGGTCGTAATGGCCGAGGAGGAGCAGCGAACGTGCGAGCTATCACGACGGCCCTCGGAAACCTCAATGCCCGCAGGACGTCGATACCGGAGAACGACCGGCGCGGGGTCTATAACCATCTTGCACGGCATCTCCGCGAGGCGGGCCGGAAGCCGTTAGAGCTACGGTCTGCACAACCGCCGGAACACTCCAAGCCATTTCCGGATTTCCACGTCTGCGTAATACGTGAGCCGGAAGACTTCGGCAAATTCCGCACGGCCACCGAGACAATCGAAGAAGGCGACTATGAGGGCCGGACAGTCGAGGTGCTTTACGGCCAGGAAACCGAGACGGGGGACTGGGCCATTGCCAGCTACCATCTACCCATCGACGAATGGACGGAGGACGAAGCCCGTGCGTTCGGCGAAGAACACGACGCAATCAAATTTGAGCCAGCAACAGGCGAGGACGACGACGAGGCCGGGGACGAAGACGCACCGGCTGATGACGAAGACGCGACGGACGATGCCGCCTCCGGCACGGCTCCACGAGCCGCCCTGGACACGGCAGTGCGCTCCCTGCGCCTACAACGAGCGAAGCTCGCCTTACATGGAATAAATCAAGCGAAGGAGTTTTGAATTGAACACCAAGAGAATGAGACAGGAAGCCAACGTCCTCCTTGGTCAGGCAGAAGCATCCCTCAAAGACGGGAACGTCGAGCAGTTTGAGGGGATGATTGCGGACGCTACGACCAAGATGGCAGAGGCCGACAAGATAGATCAAGCAGAGTCCCAATTGAAAGTTTTGCAGGGCGATTTCAGTCGTCCGACTAACAGCGTACCGATAGCGGACAAGGACGTCGCGGCATACGACGCGAACGACACGGGCGCGATCAATAAAGCGTCCTACAAGCCCTCCGCCTGGGTCAAGGGACTCCCGGCGATGGCGCAGCCGCTATGGGTGCAGGAGAAGATGGGCGTCACTCAGAAGGAGGAAGCCCAGTTCCAGACCGACACGTTCGTGAAGTGGCTCCGCAGCCCGTCCGACGACGTGTTCTGGAAGACGGCCAGCGCGGACGAAGTGAAGGCAATGCAAGAGGAGACAGATGCAGAGGGAGGCTTCTTTGTCCCTGAGCAATTTATCTCCCAGACGATCCACGATCCGGGAGTGCCGGGTTCGCAGCTTCGGCCTTTGTGCACCGTGATTCGCGTCTCGTCGAAGGATGGTTACGCGCCGACGATGGGCAGCGCGTCATGGGCCGCGATAGCCGAGGAGGCCGCGTACAGCGACACGACTCCGACGGTCGGCCAGGTCGCCTTCTCGTTGGAGAAGTCCGGCGGTCTGGTCAAGACCACCCGAGAGTTGCTGGAGGACACAGCGGTCAATCTCCCGGCTCTGCTGACGCAGATATTCCAGGAGGCTGCGGGCCGATTTGAAGACACCGGGATTATCAGCGGTAACTCCACGACGCAGTATGCGGGGATCATGTCCGATGCCAGCGTGGCGTTCTACACGATGGCAAACGCGACGAGCGTAGTCGGGGCTGACTTGATCGGGACGTACTACGCCCTCGAAGCGCAGCACCGGGCGAACGCGACGTGGGTCATGAAGTCCACGATAGCTGCGCTCATCAACTCGATTGCTATCACCGCCGCTGGCGTTCACAGCATCCCAAGCCTGACCGCTGCACCAGCGGACTTCATCTTGGGCAAGAAGAACCAGTTGGTTGATGCGACGAGTGGCCTGGGCGGCAACATCACCAGCACCGAGAAGATCGCGATCTTCGGAGACTTCCGGCAGTACTACATTTTTGATCGTGTCGGAATGACAATCCGTAGGAACGATAGTTTGTTCATGCAGAATGATTTCGTGGGTTTCTTCGCAAATCGGCGGGGTGACGGTCAGGTCGGACTGGCGGCAGCGTTCAAGATTCCACGCGCCGCATAAAGCGGCAACAAGTAGGGCGCGGGGCTTCGGCCCCGCGCTCTTGTCGGGAGGAGATTTATGCCAAAGGCAGAGAGCCTTGTGAACGTGACGTTCGGCGCGACGGGGGAGGTCTACGAGATGGGCAAGGTCTACGACGTCCCCGCCGAACGCCTCAAGAAATACCCTGACTACTTCAAGAAGAAGGCGGCGAAGCCCAGGAACAAGCAGGCCGCAACCGGGGAGAATAAATAGTGGCGACCCGCCATACATACGCGACCGCTGACGATCTGCGTGACTACCTCGCCGGGACGAGTTATTCGTCCGGTTGGACGTCTGACGCGGGTTCGATACGGCGCATCCTGGAGGCGGCGAGCCGGAGGATCGACGATTACTGCGGCGGCGGTACATTCGGGCCGCTGACCGAGACCCGGTACTACGACATCGGCTCCGGTAGTTTGTTGAACTCTCCGCAGTATCAGACCGTGGCGATCACGGACGACATCAAGACCTCGATGTCGACTCCCGGCGTCGTTCCGCTCGACGGCTGGATCGTCAGCCCGACCACGGTGACGGCATACGGGGCGACCGACCGGGCGACCTCGGAGACGTTGACTGAGGGCTATGCTAACGACTTCTTTTTGATGCCCTACAACTCAACACCGAAGACGATACTCAAACTCAACGAGGACACGACCAAGGGACTCGACGCAGGCCAGCAGACCCTGTCGATCCTCGGCTCCTGGGGATATACCTCTGATACGGTCAGTGTCACCACCTCTGACTTGATAGGGTCAACGACAGCAACGTCTGTGTCGGTAACGTCTGCGACTGATCTCGGCCCCGCGCAGACGATCCTGATCAACACCGAGCAGTTATATATCACGGCGATCAGCGGGAATACCCTCACCGTGGAGCGAGGTGTCAACGGATCGACTGCGGATACCCATAGCGGCGGTACTTCCCTCTACCGGTACGACTACCCAGAGCTTGTTGTTCAAGCCTGTCTCGACCTGAGCAAGATCGTGTTCCGCGATCGCGACCTCGGAGCCGTGACGACCATCGGCTCCGGCGAGGCTTCGATCACGTCCGCAGCCGGTGAGATTAATTCGATCCTGATGACCCTCGACCAGTATCAGGTCTCCGGCACGTCCAACGGGGTGTTCTTCTAATGCCACCTCCAACGACGACTTTCAAGGTCAAGGGGCCGATGTTTGACACGCCTTCCCAGATCGGTCTTGGATTCGCCGAAGCGGTCAACCGAGGACTGCTCGACCTCGCGACCTTTGAAGGATCGAACAAGGTCAAGCTGCAATTAACGCCCGGTCATGGTCGCGTGACTGGCAACCTCCGAAACCATATAGGAGCGTCTATTGTCCGCGACTACGTGGCCCAGGTTGACGCAGGCGAGGCACGGTATGGGCGCAACCTGATCTATTCAAGCTGGGTCGAGGGAATCAGTAAACGGAATCGAGCGAGGCCGGGATTCCCTGGATATCATATGTTCAAGGAAGCCCACGACCATATGAACAATAACCCGAAGCTGTACGAGGACTACATCGGGGACGCCTTGGTCGAGGCGTTCGATTGAGTCGGTCAGGGGCATTGGCCCGAATCGACACGCTCCTCGCGGCGATCTCTGTCCCCGCCTTCGTTGCGGTATATCGCGGCGAACCGCTGGCGATCTCAGGGACGCCAGTGTTGGCGTTCTGGTTGACCGGGCGACGCGAATCGTTTGAGACGTTGGCCGATGTCGGGTCGATCGTGACGGTGACGATACGGGCATATTTTCGGATGCAGGATTCGGCAGACGTTCGCGAGAGTATCGAGGAGGAGGTCTGGGATGCGATGTATCAGATCGACAGCCAACTCCGCTCGGACGCCGACCTGGGCGGTAACGTCACCGACTCCTCGGTCGGG